CGGAAGATTTTCTAGAAAACTTTCTGGCGGCGTAGATGGTCCATCCACATTCACTGCTGGCGAATATCAGGTTGCATATGACCACTTCAACGATCCAGACCAAGAAGATGTTTCACTAATTCTGGCTGGTTCAGGTGGAGCGGGAATTACTGCTGAAAGCAATAAGGTAACTGTCATCAATTACGTTATTGACCTTGCCACAACAAGAAAAGATGCCGTGGCATTCTATTCACCACACAAATCATATGTGACATCTGGAACTGCATCAGCTAAACTTAATGAAATTGTTGGTACTTCTCCAACAACAGGATTCAGGACAGCCGATACTAACAAGAATACATCGTATGCATTCTTGGATAGTGGTTGGAAGTATCAGTATGATAAGTACAATGATGTATACCGATGGATTCCGCTAAATGGTGATGTTGCTGGTCTTGCAGCACGAACAGACAATCAGCGAGATGCATGGTTCAGTTTTGCCGGATATAATCGTGGGCAAATCAAGAATGTTGTCAAGTTGGCATACAATCCTTCAAAGGCACATCGAGATGCACTATACAAGAAACAGGTTAATCCTGTTGTAACATTCCCCGGACAGGGAACCCTCTTGTTTGGTGATAAGACATCGCAGACCAAGCCAAGTGCATTTGACCGAGTTAATGTGCGACGATTGTTCATTGTTCTTGAGAAGGCAATCGCTACTGCTGCCAAGTTCTCACTCTTTGAGTTCAATGATGACTTTACCCGAGCCCAATTCCGAAACATGGTTGAGCCATTCCTTCGGGATATCAAGGGTCGAAGAGGCATCAATGACTTCAAGGTTGTGTGTGATGAGACAAACAACCCAGGAAGTGTGGTTGACCGAAACGAGTTTGTTGGTGACATTTACATTAAGCCCGCAAGGTCAATCAATTTCATTCAGTTGAACTTTGTTGCAGTCGCAACCGGAGTTGACTTCTCAGAAGTAGTAGGCAAATTCTAGGGCTATTGAGAATAAATAGTATTAGAATATAATAAGGAGAGTAAATAATGCCTTTTTCAGTTAATAACTTCAGAGCCCAACTTGTTGGGCAGGGTGCGCGACCTAATCTGTTTGAAGTCACAATTCCATTCCCCGGTGCAATTAATCCAGGGGAAGCAGGACAAAAGATGACATTCATGTGTAAGGGTGCCCAGATTCCAGAAGCAACTCTTGGAACAGTTGAAGTTCCTTATTTTGGAAGGAACATTAAGATCGCAGGAAACAGAACATTTGCAGAGTGGACAACCACAGTCATTAACGATGAGGATTTTGCTGTTCATGCTGGTCTTACTAATTGGATGAATGCCATAAACGGTCATGGTGAGAATGTTAAAACTGTCACCGGAAATGAATATCAAGTGGATGCAATGGTTACCCATTATACCAAGGAAGGCGATATGGCAAAACAAATTACAATAGTAAATTGTTGGCCTTCCACTGTTGCTGCGATTGACCTTAGTTGGGAAACCAATGATTCTATTGAAGAATTCACTGTAACATGGCAGTATGATTTCTGGCAAGTCGCAGACGACAAGACCCAGACATCCTAACCAAAAAACCTATCCGGTGGGGGATTATATATAGGTATATAGAATATCACCCCCACCTGAAAGGTTACCCTTTATGGCAATTAAATTATTAGGATTTACAATAGGACGAGATGGCAAGGAGGACGTTCCCGAGGAGCGTCTTCAGCCATTTACTGCTCCCGAGAATGTTGACGCTGCCATCACTGTTGATGCCCCCACTGTTACAGGTGGTGTCTATGGCACTTATCTTGACCTTGAAGGAACAGTCAAGGATGAGATTGAGCTAATCACACGCTATCGTGAAATGGCAATGAACCCAGAGGTTGAACTTGCTATTGATGATATCATCAACGAATCAGTCATTACTGAACAGGGAAAATCTCCCGTTGCTATTTCTCTTGGCGATGTAGACATTCCAGACCCAATCAAGCAGAAAATCTCAGACGAGTTCTCTGAAATTTTAAGACTGATGTCATTTGATGAGTATGCATATGACATATTCAAGAAGTGGTATGTGGATGGTCGTTTGTACTACCACATCATGATTGATACCAAGAATCCAAAAGATGGTATTCAAGAACTTCGCGGTATTGACCCAAGACAAATCAAGAAGGCACGGGAAATTAAAGGAAAGAAACTTCAGAACGATAAGTTGATTTCACTTCCACGCAATGTAACCGAGTATTATATCTACTATCCCGGTGGAATTTCAAATCGGGTTGGTGGGATGGGTGCGCCAGATACACAAAATGGATTGAAGATTGCAGAAGATGCAATTTCCCATGTGCATTCTGGTATTCTTGATCCAACCAAGAAGATGATTCTCGGTAATCTTCATAAGGCAATCAAGCCAATGAACCAATTGAAGATGCTTGAAGATGCCACAGTCATCTATCGTTTATCCCGAGCCCCAGAGCGACGAATCTTTTATGTCGATGTAGGCAATTTGCCAAAGGTAAAGGCAGAGCAGTACCTTTCCGGTATCATGTCCAAGTTCAAGAACAAAACTGTATATGATACCGACACCGGAGAAGTGCGAGATGACCGGAAGCATATGTCAATGCTGGAGGACTTCTGGCTTCCCCGAAGAGAAGGGGGTCGAGGCACAGAAATTACGACACTTCCCGGTGGAACCAACCTCGGAGAGATTGAGGATGTAATTTACTTCAAGAAGAAACTCTACAAGTCATTGGGTGTTCCTGTCTCACGGTTGGAACCAGAAGGTTCGTTCAGTCTAGGTAGGGCAACCGAGATTACACGGGATGAAGTGAAGTTTGGGAAGTTTGTTAATCGACTTCGTTATCGGTTCACTTCATTGTTTGATGACTTGCTCGGAAAGCAATTGCAACTGAAGGGCATTCTTTCAAAGCAGGACTGGGCTGTCATCAAGACTATGGTCCAATATAACTTCCGTCAAGATTCACATTTTTCTGAACTCAAGCATACAGAAGTCATGCGTGAGCGAATGGAAATTGCACAGACGATGGATGAGTATGTTGGTAAGTACTACTCACAACAATGGCTGCGTAAGAACGTGTTGAATCAAACTGAAGAAGAGATTGCAACAATTGATAATGAGATTGCAGATGAAGTTGAAAGTGGAGAGATTGATATCCAATCACCTGTTCAGCCAGCACAACAAGAACAGGATTCAGAACCAGAACAAACAGAAGAATCTACTGCCTCTGATAGACTAAAGACGATTAAATTGGTCAATTCCAACAAGCAAAAGCTGAATGAAGAGTTTGAGTAGTATAAATATAAATACCATAAAGGAGAACCCACATGAAAGATACAATTAAGGCAGCATTGAAAGACGCATTGAACGAGAAGCCATCCGAGATGGCAGACAAGATTAATTCCGTTCTGTATGCCAAGGTCGAAGATGCGCTCAAGACCCAAAAAATGGAAGTATCCAACAAATGGCTGAATGATGTCGAGCCAGCCGAGGAAGAAGAGTAAAGCTATGAAGCTAATTACCGAAATTGCAGATGACCATGCGATTGAGTTCATCACTGAAGAAAAAGCCAATGGTGAGAAGAGTCACTATATCAAAGGCGTTTTCATGCAGGCAGAACAAAAGAATCGAAACGGTCGCATCTATCCAAAGGAAGTCTTGAACAAAGAGGTCTACAAGTACATTACAAACTATGTTGACCAGAATCGAGCCTTTGGTGAACTGGGTCATCCAGATGGTCCAGTTGTAAATCTTGAACGTGTATCGCACATGATTAAGGAACTGTATGAGGACGGTAATAACTGGATAGGCAAGGCAAAGATTATGGACACTCCGTATGGCAAAATCGTCAAGAACTTAATTGACGAGGGAGCAAAGTTGGGTGTTTCTTCACGCGGAATGGGTTCACTCAAGAACCAACGAGGAACCAACATTGTACAAGATGATTTCTATCTTGCTACTGCCGCAGATATTGTTGCAGACCCATCTGCACCTGAAGCATTTGTCGAAGGTATCATGGAAGGTAAGGAATGGGTTTGGGAGAATGGTGTAATTAGGGAACGTGAAATGGAACAATATAAACAACAACTCAAAGAATCTAAACAAAAAGAATTGGAAGAGCAAAAGTTAAAGGTTTTTAAATCCTTCTTGTCAAAATTGTAGGATTTATAAATAAGTAAAGAATAACTTTGGAATTTTTCCATTCTTTCTAAGGAGATGGACATAATGGCAACCGCACAAAACATCGTAGAAGAATCCTTGGTTGATGAAGAAATCGACCAGATTGCAAATGAGATTGCAGAAGAGTTAGATCGTGAACTAGCCGAGGCTTCTGACGAATCTCCAGACAAGCCCGGAAGTGGCGTGGCTGGTTCAGCCCCCGAGAGTGGAGATGTCTCCAAGGCAGAAACACCCAAGGGTAAGAAGTTGACCAAGAAGAAGATTAAGGCTGGAGCAGACACCAAGGGTCAGGGACAAGATCCTGCTGAAATGGAAGTCATGGAAGACGAAGAAGTCGAAGCTACTGAAGAGCAAGAAGAAGTAGCCGAGAACGAACTTCCAGAAACCAAGCAGGAAATGATTCGTTCAGTTTTTGAAACTCTCAAGGATACTGACCAAGACAAGTTGGCTGGCGCATATGCCAAGCTGATGGATACACTTCTTGGTGAGTCCGAAGAAGTTTCAGAAGAGGACGAAGAGACTGCTATTGTGGTAGAGCGAACTGCCATTACTAATGATGACATTGACATCTCTGAAGATTTGAGTGCTATTTTTGGAGACCATTCAGATGGTCTTTCAGAAGACTTTAAGTCACAGGTACAAACAGTGTTTGAAGCTGCTGTCGTTTCCAAGATCAACTCTGAACTTGAGTTACTAGAAAACAATTTTGCTGTACA